ATCCAACTAAATTGACTCTTCAAGAGGAAGGTTTAGTTTAATTTTCGGAGGTAAGAAGGATAAGAGGATCTGCATTAGATAAGCGCACAAACAATTCCACTTTTACTGGAATTGGTTAGCCTTGAAAGCTAATCCGACTAACAACGGCCAACCCATAGTTAGTTGCTCCCATTATACTGACATTAAGTCGCTGCTTATTGCTAATGGGAATATAGACTTTGTGGCCTGCATGTTGCGTATTGCTAGTTGCAGGTTGCTGAGCGACTTATCGCGGTCTGAATTGAATTCTTATCTCCATCTAATTTGCGGGAGTTCTCCTGGGAGAGGACTCAGCCTTCCAAGCTGACGGAGCGGGTTCGAATCCCGTCTCCCGCTCCAAATGATAATGTATAGTATAAACGAAAAACAATTTAAAACACTTGATGAAGCATTAGAGTACGCAAAAGAATTGGGTACATTTGTAACAATCAAAGGAAACAACATGGAAGTATGCGGTAAGTTTGGTATAGATTCTGTGAAAAACGGAGTATGTCCAGATGGTATCGATTATGAATGGAAGAAAAGACGATGAAACGAAAACATAAACCTCGAAAGATGATGGGGGTATAACTTAACGGCTAAAGTAACTGGCTTTTAACCAGTAAATCAGAGTTCGATTCTCTGTGCCCCTACCATAAATCAAAGTGTATTCAAAGAGTGTATTTTGATCTATGGTGTCATTAGTGTAGTGGCCTGCATACTAGTCTGTGAAACTGGTGGTACGAGATCGATACTCGTATGACACCCCAAAGAATTATGCCCAGTTGCGTAGAGAGGTGATACGTCTCCCTTACAAGGAGAGCGATGTTGGTTCGAGTCCAACACTGGGTACCAGATAAATAAAGAGAAACAACAAATGAGGTAATCATGAATGTGCTAGCGCTTGATGTGGGTGGTATACCACGTCAATGGTTAAATTTCGAACAAGCAATTATGTATCATGCGAAAAATCAAGTGGCATGGACACTTGGTGAGCCAGTCGCTAAATTCCGCGGTGGTTTGCAAAATGATGGAACTGAATCATATTTAGAATCTCCATCTATCATTGCCATTAAAGGCGGTGAAGGATTTAACCCAGCTAAATTTGGACGTGTTGTTTTGAGTAACAAAACACTATTCGCGAGAGATCGACATGTCTGCGCCTACTGTGGTAATCATTTCACTTCTAATAATCTTTCCCGTGATCATATCACTCCTGTGTCACGTGGCGGTGAGAATATTTGGATGAACGTAGTAACAGCTTGTAAGAAATGTAACTCTGTGAAGAGTGACAGAACTCTTAAAGAAGCTAGGTTGGAATTACTATACATTCCATATGAACCAAACCACTACGAACACATGATTCTCATGAATAGAAATATTCTTGCTGATCAAATGGAATACTTATTAAGCGGTGTACCAAAACATTCGCGGGTTTTGATGTAAATCAATTTAGGGCCTTCAGAGGCCCTAATTTTTGAGATATATAGATTATGATTGATACTCCAATAATTATTGACGATGTTATAGACATTTCATATCAAAATGTCTTAATAGAAGAATTTGTACAAAAAGCTCCTTGGTTTTTTGTAAATGATATTACGTATGCTAACGGTGCAAATCATCGCAAGACACCAGCATTTTCTCATCTATTTACAGATTTTCAAAAATACCACGATGAACAGTATTTTCATATGGTAAGTCCTATTGCTTATGAAGCGTGTAAGCATATCAATTTTAAAATCGATTTAGTAATAAAAGCTAGATCATTTTTACAACTTCCTCTCTCTGAACATTTTAGGTCTAAAGATGTAGATGCTCTACACGTTGATCAACCATTTCCGCATTTAGTTGTATTATATTACATAGTCGACTCTGACGGTGATACGATACTAGTAGATCACAAACGCACTGATGCAGTAGATTTTAATTTAGAAGCAAAAGATTTTAAAGAATTAATACGAATCACTCCAAAAAAAGGAAGATGTGTTATATTTAATGGCGATAATTATCACACTGCAGAACAACCAATTTATAATCCAAGAGCAATCATAAATTTTAATTTATTAGGAAACTTTATACAAAATGTTTGATGAACCAATTGTGTTAGACAACGTAATTTCGAAACTTTATCAAGAACACATTCGTGATAGTCTTTTAAGTGCAAAGATTGAATGGTATTATCAGCCTGATATTACATATCCAATGGGTAAAATGCCAATTGGTTTTATTCCAAAACCTGGTTTATCTCATTTGTATTATGATAATGTTAGGAGCCCAAATCCTCTTAGTCCATGGCATCATATGATTTATCCTCTTTTATTGGAAGTATGCGATAAACAAGGTATTGTATTCGATGAACTGATGCGAGCAAGATCATTTTTACATTTTCCAACTGATCCAAATAATAAACTATTAAATCATCCGCACATTGATTATGAAATTCCACATTTAGTCGTATTATATTATGTAAATGATAGCGATGGACCAACTGTATTATATAATGAAACTTTAAGCGACATTAAAGAACATGATATAAGTTTAGATAAATTGACAGTAAAGATGAAAGTTGAACCCAAACAAGGAAGAGTTGTTATTTTTGATGGTCATACGTATCACAGCAGTACACAACCGACTAAAAGCTCTAGATGTATTATTAATTATAATTTGCTGGGTGCTTCTAAAGTATGAAAATTATCACTCCATTTTCTACAGAAATATTATATTCTAGAGATAAACTGTCAGAAGATACACATACAACAATAAAAGAATGGATTTTGAATTTGTATTCAAAATCTCCTGTTAATGATGGTAATTTTTATAATACTGGATTTACTACTCATTTTTATAATGATTTTACTAGTGAATTGCATACACTACCAGAATTTTATCCTTTAGTCAATAAAATATTACAAAATTCTAGTGAATATGTAGCTAATCGTATATCCGTTTTAAAATGCGATTTACGATGCAATGAAGTTCAATCTGATCTTCGTTTAAAAATTTCAAAGATGTGGTTTAATATTAATCCTAAACATGGATATCAAGCTAGACACCATCATGCAGGATTTTTATTAGCTGGAACATACTATGTGAACGTACCAAAATCTATGGTCGGTGGATCAATTGAATTTACTAATCCAAATGCATTTGCGTATTATAAAAATCAAGAAATGAGTCAGCGCTGGCTTTTAAATAACTATTATTCATTTATGCCTGAAACTGGTGATATGTTAATTTGGCCAGGTTATTTAGATCACGAAATCAAAACCAATAAGACTGATGAACTAAGAATGACTGTTTCGTTTTGTATTGATTGGGAGGAACCATGCCCGCAGTAATATATCCATTTGGTCCAGCAATTTATAAAGCAAGTATTGATGCTAATGTTTTAGAGATGTGTTATAATGCTATTCAACGTGTACGTCAAGATCCATCATTAAATAGAAGTTCTAAAGCAGGACAGTTTACTAATGGTACAAATCCAATGATGGATTTTACTCCTGAAGAATTTAAGTTATTTGACAGTGAAGTTAAACGTCATATTCTAAATTATTTTTTAGAATTACGTGGATCAATACGTATGTCAGAAGAATTATCTGAAAAATGTATACAACAAGTTGAAACGATGCGTCCTTATAAAGATAAAGATGGAGAATCATCGCTTTGGGCAAATATACAAAAACCTGGAGATATGCATGCATTACATCATCACCCGGGGGATGTGTCATTCGTAATGTATATTCAAATTCCAGCACCAACTGAAGAAGACATTGCATGTCATGGTGGAATGGTTGCATGGAAATATGGTGAATACATGGATTTTTCTAATGATAAATTTGCCCATAGACCAGAAGTAGGAGATATTTTTATTTTTCCACCAAAATGTCAACACTTTGTTTGGCCATTTAAAAATCCACATGGAGAACGCATATCAATTGCGGCAAACTATGAATTTACCAAATGATATAATTGTATTAGATGATTTTTTGCCAAAGAGTTTTGTTGAACGATATGCACAAAAAGCTTTAGATAAAGATTTTAATTGGTTTTATTTAGAAAATATTACACGTTCTGAAATTCCTAGAACATATAAGTCAACTGATGAAATTGAGTGGATTGATAATCCAGGATTGACACATTCTGTTTTTCATGATAAAGAGTGGTATGATCCATATTGGGCTTTACAACATTCATTGTTTATATGTGAAATGTTTGCACAAAAAACTAATTGGAACTTTAATCGTTTATATAGAATGAAAATTAATCAGCTTAATAATGCGCCAATAAACAATATTAATTTTCCACACGTTGATGCGGAATATCCACATGATGTTTTATTATATTATATTAATGATAGTGATGGAGATACAATTCTTTATAACGAAATGTTTGAACCATCTCATAATAATAAAGAAATAGAATTATCTATAGCTGCTAGAATTGAGCCAAAAGCTGGGCGTTGTATTAAATTTAATGGGTTGCGCTATCATAGTAGCAGCACTCCAACAATAGCTAAACGAAGACTTACACTTAATATGAATTTAGGAGGTACACAATGAATAATGATGATATTGTCGTATATGATGATCTTATTCCTAAAAATTTACAAAGAAGAATTCTAGACTCTGTAACAGATAGAAATTTACATTGGCTTGATTTTAATGAAGAAGTCTCAGCTGGAGATTATTGGAAAGCACGCAATTATTCATGCGAAGGTTTAGAAATTAAAGAATCTCCATGCTTGGTAAAATTAGCTTATACTGGTGGTGCAAGATCTCCAGATGATCCAGAAGTGATTCATCAACCAGAATGTTTTTATTACATGGGTTTATTCATACTAGATTTGTTTGCTGAAAAAGCCGGATTAAATGTAAAAAAAATCTTGCGGATGAAAATTAATAAACAGATTCCGTTACACGGGTTTTCTGAAAATAACTGTAATGGTATTCATACAGATACAGAGATCCAACACAAGACTTTAATTTATTATATTAATGACAGCGATGGTGATACTATCATTATGAATGAACGATTCGAACCAAAACACAATATACCTGGTTCTGATATTCATACGACAGTAGCTGCACGAGTTACTCCTCAACAAGGAAGAATTGTATGTTTCGATGGACTTCGTTATCACGCTCCTAGTAATCCAATGAATTTTAAAACTAGGTATTTGCTTAATATTAATTTTGTGGTAGAATAATGAAGAATTATATCTCTGTATTTGATAATGTTTTAGAAGAAGACTTTTGCAAAGGTCTTATTGATAAATTTGAACGCAATAAAACTGCGTGGATTCGTAGAGAAGATTCATACAAGAACTTCAATGAAATAAATTTCGGTCAAATTCCATTATTTGCTGAAGATCAAAATTATATCCTTTCGCGAGTACAGCCATTCGTTGATAAGTATTGCGAACAACATAACGTTAAATTTTTCCCTAAACAAATCGGCTTTGAACAAGTTCGCATGAAGAAGTATGAAGTCGGTGGTAAAGATGAGTTTAGGGAACACGTTGACGTAGGAGATCATGCATCTGCTCGTCGATTCCTTGTCATGTTTTTCTATCTCAATAATTTAGCAGAAGGCGGTGAAACTGCCTTCATCGGTATCGATCATGATATGCGAGTACAGCCAAAAACTGGACGTTTGCTAATGTTTCCCCCAATGTGGACTCACCCACATGCTGGTCTTCCACCAGTCTCTAATGCAAAATACATTGCTGGTACATACTTACATTATACGTAATATTTAAGCACTACATGTACAGCATGTAAAAAATGTGGTATAATATACCCATAATATGTAAAGGTGTCTTATGAAAATTGCAATTGCAAGTGATATCCATTTAGAATTTGGACCACTACAATTTGAAAATACTGAAGGTGCAGATGTGCTTGTTTTGAGCGGCGACATCTGTACTGCAAAAGATTTTGATACAACTGCTGCAGCTTATGGCGACATGCCGCACTCAAGAAAAGCAGCTAGTTTTGTTGACTTCTTCAAGATGTGTTCAAAGAATTTTAAACATGTTGTGTACGTGATTGGTAATCATGAACATTACAACTATGACTTCAAATTTACTGCACCATATCTTAAGAGAAATCTCGAGCATCTTGATAATGTATATTTGTTGGATAATGAATATAGAGAGATCGAAGGTGTGTCATTCATCGGCGGTACAATGTGGACTGATATGAATAAGCGTGATCCGCTTACTTTATTCAACATGAAAGATATGATGAATGATTTTCGTATTATTAAAAACAGCAACCGTCAAGTGTACCGTAATGTTCCAATCTACAAAGAAAAAGAAGATGGACGAGGTTATGAGTTTGATGAAAACAACAAGATGATTCAGATTGGTATGAAGAAGAAAGAAGAGCCTTCTCGTTTTTCTCCTGAAGATGCCGCGGATGAGTTTGATAAGTTTGTGCAATACCTTCAAGTGTGCACTGCACATCTTGGTGAAGATCCAAAGAAGTATGTAGTCTGTACTCATCATAGTCCAAGTCATCAATCATGTCATCCTCGTTATAAACATGATGCAATCATGAATGGTGGTTACCATAGTGACTTAGAAGAATTCATTGTGAATCGTCCTAATATCAAACTGTGGACTCATGGTCATACACATGAAGATTTTGATTATATGGTTGGTGAGAACTGCAGAGTTGTTTGTAATCCTCGAGGTTATATTCACTATGAAGCTCGAGCCGATGAATGGAAATTGAAAGTAGTGGAGATCTAAATGCCAGATAAACCTTTAAGAGAATGTTCAAAGTTTTATGGGGAAAACCGTAGACGTGCTACGGTTTATCAAGACCTTAAAACACGCGAGTACATCGTAGAACGTACTCATGAAGGTTTATTGACTGGTTTTAATAATCGCTATTCAACTTTACTTGATGCTGAAAATAGTGCAGAAGACTGGGTGTTAAATCAATGAGAAAAGAACTAGATGAAGCGCTTTGCGCAAAGTATCCATTAATCTTTAGAGATCGTAATGGAGATATGCAACACACAGCAATGTGTTGGGGATTTAGTTGTGGTGATGGATGGTATACTATCATCGATACGCTTTGTGCACATTTGACTAGTCATTATCGTCAAGCAGAATCTCGTTATAACGCTATTAAAGATAAGCTTAATCAACCTCAATGGAATGGTAGTACTAAGATTATTACACAAGAAATGATTGATGAAGCTAAAGAAAAGATGGAGCATGAACGTGGTCATGTACCGATTGCTTCACAAGTTAAAGAGAAGTTTGGTGGTCTACGGTTCTATGTGCAAGGTGCAATTGATGAACATTATCATTATATTAGCTTTGCTGAGAGCATGAGTTATCGTACATGTGAAGTATGCGGTGCACCTGGACAAAGATATACTGATGGTTGGCATCGTACGCTGTGCGATATCCATGCAGCAATGGATGGACGTACGAACAAATATGATGATGAGGATGAAGAATAATGTTTTACGGTAGAAGCTCAATCGATGAGCAATTTAAAATTGCTTTAGATAAGATATCAGAACAAGAATTATTTGTATTCATCCCTATGCCAGACTTCAAGTTGAATGAACGATGGACTGATGAGTTTCGTATTCGTGATGGTCATACAAAGCTTGCTGATGGTTCATGGGTAACTGTATGCAAATTAACTGACTATGTAGAACGTATTTTCAAAAGCACAGTGGATTTACATGATCAGTTTAAAGATACATATAAAGAATTACAGCTTGAACGTCAAAGAAACTATGAAATGGAATATGGCTTGCGCGTTGCACAAAAGTCATTAAATAAAGCTCTCGCTATCAAAGGAGAAGATGATGAACAAAACGTGGACAGTTGAGTTAGAAGAAGATCCTGAAACTGGTGATCTTATCCTTCCATTGAATGATGAGATCCTAGAGGGAACTGGCTTAGAAATTGGCGATACTGTAGAATGGAATGATCTTGGAAATGGGAGTTGGTGTATGACTAAAAAAGAAAAAGAAACTAAGTACACACTAGTTGAATGTGTGTCTACATTCCGTATGCGTTATGTTGTAGAAGTACCAGTTGGTACTGACGATTGGGCTGGTGATACTGTTGTGATGAATGAAGCTAAAGAGTTCTCTCAGGAACACATTGGAGAACAGATCATAAGCCAACGCGATATTTCATATAAAGAACTTATTGAACTTTGTGATATAGATAATCATTATTGTAAGTCTTGGTCAGATGAACAGAAGATTGATGCATTCGTAACACAAAGGAAAGATTATGAGTGATGGTATCAAAAGGATGTACGAAGATGCTGCTGATGCAGCACACAAGCGAGCAGTAGAAAATTTTAAAGCAAAGGATCCTTTAGAAGTTTATTTGCTTCTGAAGGATTTACAAAACGATTTGCAGTATCTTGGTTATGATGACACATTAAACATGACACGTAATCAGTGGGCAGCATTTAGTAGAATTCAAGCAGTAATGAAAGATCTAATGAAATGAAAGTCTATATTGGCAAACCAAACAATTGGTTTGGACCTTATCAACTAGCAGATCTACTTTGCTTTTGGGTAAAGGAAGTTGAAGATGAATGGGGTATTAAGGATAAACCAGATTGGGTTCATAACTTCGGAGAGTTCTTAGCACATGGTTTCCATAAAGAAACTGAAGAACAGAAGAAACGTTGTTGGTCAAGATCTGATCGCCCAAAGACACTTCTTTATAGGTTCTTAGAATGGGTACACGAGAAGAAGATTAAGAAAGAATACATCAAGATCGATTATTGGGACACATGGTCAATGGATCATACATTGACACCTATCATTCTTCCGATGTTAAAGCAACTTAAAGCAACTAAGCATGGTTCAGGCTTCATTGATATGGAAGATGTACCTGAACATATGCGTACAACTACTACAGAAGACTATGACGATCAAAAGACATTCGACTTCTATGAAGAAAATGTACCAGAAGGACACGATGTACATAGCCGATATGAATGGGCACTAGATGAAATGATCTTTGCGTTTGAACATCTCATCGATGATTCGTGGGAAGAAAAATATCGCAGTGGCGAAATGGATCATTATCATGAACCATGTAAATGGGATGAAAATGGTAAACCAACCTTATATCAAATGAAAGAAGGTCCTAATCATACTTACCAATGTGATTATGATGGTTTACAAAAAGAGTGGGAACGAGTTGACAACGGTCTTCGTTTATTTGGCAAATACTTTAGAACATTATGGGATTAATTATGAAATATTTATTTATTATTGCAATTGTTTTGGGAATTATTATCGGTGGACCGATCGCAACGATTTGGGCTTTAAACACTCTATTTAGCTTGAGTATTCCTGTTAGTATTGAAACTTGGCTAGCATCATTTTGGTTAACATCTATCATAGGTTCTTCTGCAATTAAAAAGGCAAAATAATATGGATGATCTCATCATTGGTTTCATTTTTGGCTGTGCGTTGTTTGGGTTGCTGACGTACATCATTAATGTAATTCGCATCCGCAAGCTTGAAAATGATATTGATAATGCGATCAGAGATTCACTGAAACGTCTTAAAGATATGATCATCTCTTCTCGCTTAGAAGTAGAGAATGGAATGATCTATCTGTATAACAAAGAGACCAATCAATTTTTAGGCCAAGGGAAAAATATGAAAGAGTTAAATGATGTGGTCATGGTACGATTCCCTGGTAAATTGTTTAATGTTTCATCAGAACAACTTGAAAAAGTAAAGGATATGTAATGTCAGATAATAAAAACGTAATCTATCTTTTGATTGTTGCAGTAACTATAATTATAGGTGGTGCAATTGGATGGGGAATTTTATCCACCCAATGGAAGACTGAAACTATTAAGATGTCATTACAACAAGGTCAAAATCCATTGTATGCTATGTGTTCTATGGATCCATATAATGAGATCTGTAAGAGTATGGTAATGTCAATGTCTTTGTCTGGTCAATTTAAGGACTCTACAGCTCCACAAGCCGTTTCACCAGCTAAAAAATAATATAAATAGAGATATTATAAGGATATCTCATGCCAGGAATTTCTAGAGTAGGTGTTGACAAAGCGGGCGGAGTAGTAGTCGGCAATCTAGCTCCTACTGTGTTTGTAAATGGATCACCAATTGTTGTAAAAGGCGCTGCTATTGCAGGTCATGGTAGATCACCACATGATGCACCAGTTATGGAAGAAGCCGCTGCTGACGTGTTTGCTTGTGGTATAGCCATATGTAGGACGGGCGATTTAGCATCGTGTGGTCATCCAATTACAGGTTCTTCTAATGTGCTAACTGGTTTTTATCCAAATCCTGGTCCAACTCGTTTTGGTATTTCAAAGTTCGGTATAGAGAAGTTAGGTTAATATGGCATTAAAATACGCAGATAACGTAGGCACCCAATTATTTGATGCATTACCAGCGGCAAACGTTTATGTTGTTGTTGAGTCTGTATCATCATTTCCAACTGGAATTAGCATCACTGATCCAGCTGTAGCTACACTTGCCAATGACGATAACAGTTTGAGCGAACAAGTAAAGATTACAAACATAGATAGACCTACTAAAACGTTTACATTAGTGCGTGGACAATACGGATCTACTGCACTCGATTGGCCTAAAGGTACAAAGATCGAGGTTCGTTTATCTGCAGGGTTTATGTCAGAGTTTGAAGCACAGATCAAGAGTTACACCGACCAAGTAAATACTGCACAGACTACAAACGTAAGCAATGCAAGCAAAGCATCATTTGCAACAGCATTTATTTTAAGTTAAAAGATGTTACAATTATATTATGATAAGCTTGAATCAGTAATCGAAGAAAAAGTTTGGATAGAGGCATTCAAGCTATTCTTTGATAAGTATAAGATTAATACGCTTAAGCGTGTGGCGGCATTTGTTTCACAAGCATCATATGAGTCGTTAGAGTTCAGGTGCGTTGAAGAAAATCTAAATTATAGCAGAAACAATTTAATGATATTGTTTCCTGCTCACTTTAATAATCAAGTGATTGCTGAAGCATATATGCATAAAGAAAATTCTATCGCAAATAGAATATATGCGTATAGATTTGGAAATGGTAGTGAAGAATCTGGTGATGGTTCTCGCTATAAAGGACGAGGCTTATTACATATCACTGGAAAAGATTCATATAGAAAATTTGCAGAACATGCAGGTTTTGGCATAGAAGATGTATTAGATTATATCATCACACCACAAGGCGCTGTACATTCAGCATGTTGGGTGTGGATGATTAAAGATTTAAATGCTTATGCTGATGCTGAAGATATGATCGGTATGACTAAGCGAATCACCGGTGGAGTTATCAATGCAGCTAAGCGAACAGAATTATATGAAGAAATGAGAGACAAATTAAAATGAAAAGTGATATTCAAGATTTTATTGGTGTATTTGATGATATTTTGCCAGAAACTATTTGTGAACAATTGATTAATCATTACCATTATGTGGATCAATGGGCATTAACTAATAAACGTACGTTTAGTAGACAAGAAGCTGAAAGAATTGAAAAAGTTCACAAAGATGATACAACATATTTTTTACATGAAGAACATTTGGATGATGTAAAAGTCATTAATACATTCTTAGCTGGTGTCATGAATAAAGCCATTCGTGAATGTATTGATGAATATAATAAAAAATATGATGTTTTATTGTCTAGAGGCTATGGATTATGGGGTCATAGACTTCAACGAACATCGGTAGGTGGTGGATATCATGTATGGCATTATGAAAATAGTGGAAAAGAAGATAGTAATAGAATATTGGCCATTTTGATTTATCTTAATGATGTTGACGAGGGTGGAGAAACTGAATTTTTGTATTATCCTAGAAGAATTAAACCAAAAAAAGGAAGAATTGTTCTTTTCCCTGTTGGATATACACATACTCATCGCGGCAATCCTCCTATTTCTAATGAAAAATATATTGTTGCAACATGGACAGAAAACGTAAATTAAAAGATGGTACAAGTGTTAAAGAATTAGATGAAGCTAAAACTTTAACTATTCGCACAAAATGTCCTGGTAAATGGTTATTAATAGATCAAGAGACTGGACAAAAATATATAGGACACTATACTGAAGGCAAAAATAGCTGGAAGAAAGTGGACGAGGAATTGTTGTAATCCCTTCAAAGCGAAGGACTTCTGGACGGCGGTTCGACTCCGCCCATCTCCACCAAAAACATACTTAAATCTCTACAAAACCGAAAGGTTGGGATCAGGATTGGTAAGCCGGAACCTCTACTTAGTAAGTTCATTTCACCTTAGTATGTTTTTGATGGGGATGCCATGGTTTCGACAGAGGTAGATAGTAGAGACGGCAACACGGGAATGTGAAACCCGTAGGGTTGAGGAAACTTGGCCGAAGAAGCAAACTAAGTAAATGCAAATGACGAAAGTTATGCATTAGCAGCCTAAACGCTGCTTAGGGTTTAAGTTGGTTTACCTCGTAACAGAAAAACCAACTCTTGATCTTTAAACTAGAAAAGGAAATATTTCAATGAAAGTTAAATTAGCTATTTTAGCATTGTTAGTAGCAGGTTCTGCACAAGCAGTAGAAGTTGGTCTTACAGCTCAACGTGATTATTCACAAAATCCAGATAAAAATGGTTTTGGTGTAACACTCGGCGAAAAGTTTGGTAAGACTTCTGTTACTGGCGGATTTGAACGCTATACACAAAACTCTAATGACACTAATCGTTACAGCTTAGTTGCTGGTTATGATGTAGCAACAGTTGCTGGAGTTACTATTACTCCTAAAGTTGGTGTTGCATTTGTTGATCCAACATCTACTGCTAGTGGTTGGCAAGGCTCAGTTGGTGTAGGCGCAAGCTATTCATTAACTAAATCAGTCGCATTGACTGCAGATTATCGCTATCAAAGCGCGATTCAATCTCGCGTAAATAACTTTGATGGTAATGTAGTTTCTGCTGGTTTGAAAGTTTCATTCTAAGCAGTAAAAACCGCCACCAGTCGGCCACTGGTATTTTTTTTTAACACACAAGGAAACACACACATGACTAATAAAACACCTTTCGAGATTAGACAAGAACTATTAGGGCTTGCTAAAGATAGACTCTCAACAGAGTATTTTGCAAAGCTTGAGGAGACTCGAGCATTTGATGATCCAGAAGTACAAAAGGAATTCTTAAAGAATTATAAATTCCCAACTGCTGAAGCGATCGTCAACGAAGCAAAGTTACTCAATGAGTTTGTAAGTGGTAGCGGTGCAACTTATGCCACAGCATCCACCAATACACGCAGTAAGTAACGCTGCAGAGAAATGGCTTTTTATAGATAGATCTATAAGGGCCAGGGGATAGATATAAGGGGACGTTTGTCCCCTTTTTTCGCTCCCGATATATGTAACATATAAATAGTAACATGTCATATGACATGAATTATTCAACATATATTGGAGTGAAGATGGAATTATCATTAGAACAATTAAAACAGCTTCTCCCAAAGAATCCATACGTTGACCATTGGCACCGTGCACTAGCACAATTGCTACCAGAATATGAGATAAACACACCACAGCGAATTGCTGCATTTATTGCGCAATGCGCACATGAATCCGGTGGGTTTATGGTTCTTAAGGAAAACTTAAATTATAAAGCTGTAACACTTCGTAAAATCTTTCCGAAGTATTTCCCGACAGATGAGATGGCAAATGAATATGCTTCTAAGCCAAATAAACAAGAAGCAATTGCTAACTTAGTTTATGCAAACCGTATGGGTAACGGTGGACCTGAAACAGGTGACGGATATCGTTACTGTGGTCGAGGTCTAATCCAATTGACTGGTAAATCAAACTATTCTTGGTTTGCTGCGTCATTAGATATTCCAGTAGAAGAAGCCGCAGAATACCTACAAACGTTTGAAGGTGCCGCACAATCTGCTTGTTGGTTCTGGGAAAATAATAACCTAAATAAATTTGCAGATGCAGGTGATATCAAAGGATTAACAAAAGCGATTAATGGCGGATTCATCGGTCTAGAAGATCGAATTGCCCACTATCAACACGCTCTGCATGTAATGGGAGCATAATATGAGTGATATAAAGCTAGTAAGATGGCTATTATTGCTTTTACTATTTCCATTAGGATTAGCAATTTTTAGCGAAGATAAATTTAGATACCCATGTCAAGATCCCCACAATTGGGATAAAGAGATGTGTAAGAAACCACTATGTGACGTGACGAGAACTTGTCCAGAACATGTTTTTAAGGGTGGAAGAGACCCTAGATTAGGAATGCCAGATGATAAAGATACTACTCAACAAAGTAAAGCAATTAGTGTACAACCTACTAATCAAGGAGCCAACTGTGGAAAATAATTTCATATACACAGAAGAGCAGCTGATGGCTCGATTAAAATTTTTCATCGGCATTTGTCTAACACTTACATTATTCGGAATCGTATTCGTTGTCTTGTATTCATTGATCTTCGTTACACAACCACTGAATGCGATTAGTCCTATCGACCAAAAATTCTTTGAGTTGATTGTACCTATCGCGACGTTCTTAACTGGTACTCTCTCTGGTATCATGTTAGCTGGTCAAAAACCAGAAGATCAAAAGGCAATGTTAGAAGCGCAAAAGCAAGCACAAGCAAATGCAGATGCTGCAGCGAAAAATACATTGGCACAAGCTGCTATCTTAAATCCAACTCCTCCTCCACAACCTGTAGTGATTCAAGCACCAGTTGCCAACTTCACACCGCAAGTTGTAATGAGTTCAACGGGTAAACCAATGCCTGTGCAACCACCACAACCAGAGTTATAAAATGAATTGGTTATCAAGTATGTTACAAGATGGAGATAACGGGACTGTTTCTTCAAAAAGAGTTATTACTCTCTTGTCATTCTTGTTATGTGCTGGTGGATTTGTGGCTGATACTCTTGGTCATAAAGTTACACCAGCGTTGTTTGATTCAATGATGTATATAGTAGTAGCTGGTTTAGGATTTACAGCTTCAGAAAAATTTTCATCGAAAGGAAAATAAATGAAACAAATTTTATTGGCAATTTGTATCGCCTTAGGCACACAATATGTGTATGCAGGAGAGGTCAAAAAAGAAAAGGCTTGTGTAGAAGTTAAGGATGCAAAGACAGGAAAAGTAACTGAGCAATGCAAAGAGATCAAGAAACACAAAAAGCTTGAAGTAGAAGATACTAAGAAGAAATAAAAAAAGGGAGCTTACGCTCCCTTTCTTTTTGCACATTCGTGCAGTTCATTCTCTGTGGTTTTACCTGCTATAAAGTATGGCATAAACCAAAGATGTAGTACATGATTCACCCATAAATCTATGAGTACATTAATCATTTGTTAGCTAACGGGTTATCTAATGCTCGTTGAATCTTCTTATCAACATTAGAATTAGTTTCTTTAATAGCTAATTCAGTTTCTTTACGAAGGTTTCTCATATCTACACTCAACTCACGTTCAGTTGCTTTTGAATTACGTTCAACTGAATCAACCACACCTTCTAAACGACGAATGTCTTGTTTAAGATCATTCTTAATATCTTGAGTGTATTGAACAGACTTCTCTGACTTTTCAACTACGATATCCATCTTAGCTTGAAGTTCTGAAAGGTCCGGCGCAACATACTCAGCGATACGCTTCTTCATACTTTGATAGTCTTTGTAGACTTCAAACGTTCCATATAAACCACCAAGAATTGATGATGCTAATGTAAACGCAACCATCAACTTAGCTGGTGTAAATTCATATCCACCAATGCTGATTACTGTATCTTTACTAGCATACTTCTTTACAGCGGCTTCTGCTTCGTCAATCTTTGCATCGACGCTTTTGATTTCTTCTGACATTTTACTTTCCTTTGTTCATGTGTTTTAATTTTTCTTCGATAATAGCAATCATTTCTTTATTCGCCTGGATCGCATCACGATTCTTTTGAATTGCTTCTGTTAAGTCTTGGCGTAGTTTTTCACGAGCAAGTTCACTACCAGTGTTAGATGCTTGTTTGTTATCCTGTGTAACTACTAGACTTACTTTGCTTTCTAAAATTGTTACTTGGTGATTAAGTTGACTTACTGAATTTAGTAAATAACCTACACCTGCCATGATCAGCGGTAATAGAGCAAATAACAACTTCTCTATGAATGCGCCCTTTGTATCTTGTGTTGCCATTTTAATTTCCTTTGTTATATTGTGATGCTACGATTTCCTCATGTAATCTATCTGAGGCACCAGATAATCCTCTCATCAATCTAGCATTATCTACGGTTTTTTGATTATTATAGACAGTAAACGGTTTATAGCCGATCACATCTGGTACAAACACTGTTGAATAACGATCAAATCCTGGAACGAAGTTCATAGCAGCAACGACAACGCCTTGTACTGCTTTTTGTGCTTCAAGATCTGATGCTTTACCAATTTCGCCTGCCATATTTTTACCTTCTTCAACTGCTTTTGCTCGCGCAGCTTCTAATCTACGTTCAGCTAAAGCTTGACGATTAGTCGGTTGTGTTTTCTCACCACCTTGTTGACCTCCGCCTTGTTGTTGTGGTCCACCAGCTTGTTGTTGACTACTACCTTCAGGTTTTTGTTGACCACCTTCAGGTTTCTTTTCTTGTTGTGAAGCCTGTTGTTGAGGTGCAACTGGTGATGATGGAGGAGGTGCTGATTGTACTAATTGAACTGGAGCGGCAGGAGCTGCAGCTGTGTTTGTTGTACTTGTTGGTGCAGCAACTACTTTATCAACTGTTGTGTTACCAGTTGCTGATGTAGTAGTAGTTGATACAGTACCATCACTACTCACTGATGTGGTGGCAGTTCCTGTGCTAGTGCTAGGTGCAGTAGAAGCAACAACACCAGCGGTGGCAACGATGCTAGCAGTATTTTGTTGTTCGAGCAACATTTTGGTAGCATAAGCAGTAGAATAATTAGGACAAAGTCTATCATAGAGTCCATTCAGAGAACATTGTTGATTGAAATATGCTTGAGCATAACCTGGACAGTCTGTTGCATATAATGTATTTAAACTACATTGTTGAGCTTTAAATGCAGCTGCATAACCTGTACATCCGCTATCATATAGCGGATTTGCTGTGCATTGTTGAACATAATAAGCATCTGCATAACCAACACAATCTGTTGCATAAAGAGGATTTAATGAACACTGTTGATTGTGATAAGCAGTAGCATATCCAGAGCAATTGATGTTGTATAGTGGATTTAAAGAGCATTGTTGATTAAAATATGCTCTTTCATACCCAGGACAAGTTGTGGAATATAATGGATTAGCCGAACACTGTTGATCTAAATATGCAGCTGCATATCCTGGACATGATGAGTCATACAGTGCACTAATAGAACACTGCTGTGAGTAGTACGCAGCTGCATATCCTGGACACGAAGGGTTACTTAATGGATTAGAGAAACATAGATTTGTTTCTGTTCCAGTAAAAGTGATCACAGAACCAGCTGTATATGGAAATGATCTTCCTGGACCATTATAGTATTGACTATATTGACCTTGTGATAAATCACCTGCGATGCCAGTCGTTACGTTATGATACTGAACGTTGATAGCATCATGTTGGATACCAATATAACCGGTTGGCTTAATAGTTGCACTGAATGTGTTTAAGTTTTGTGTACCATATTCGTTGATGTTGCTCCATGCATACTTCATGTATGAGCTACTATCAGTTTGTGTATAGAACTTAGCATTTGCATTTGCTGCAATCAAGTCTGTCTGCAAAGCATAGATCGCGAAATGCCATGGAGATCCAGGATTGTTAGTTAAATTTACACCATCACAACAAAAACTATTCCAATGAGTGGTAGGATCTAAGAAACCAACTACACCATTGGAAAAGAAATATGATTGTGTAAAGTTTCTACCATAAAATGGAAACGTAAATGGTAAAGCAACTGGAACATAACCATCATCAGAAATGTTATAGTATGTCTTAGGATCAGAACCGTATGTTAGTTTAAGATATGGATCTTTCACTTGTGGACCATAATAACCTGCCCAAAAACGAGAGTCTTTGCCTGTAATGGACATGCTAACATTGCCCAAATTTGCTAAAGCATATGGGTTAGTAAACGTTTGTGTTTGGTCAAACTGCTGCCAAGTAGAGTTTTGAGTATTAAATGAATGATTATATGACTGTAGAGTTGTGCCAGTGTTACTAGTAACATTAACTGCCATGCTTAATGTGCCATATGAATCAGCACCGTTAAGATATGTCATACCATACTTAACACCATTCACCTGTACACCGCTACCCTGTAATGCATTATTAATTGCTACAGAAGTAGCAATAGTTCTTTGCATATAGCCAAAATAATACGCATTAGTTGATGCATTGTATCCAACTGAACTACCACCAGTGAATCCACCTGGTGTAGTAGCATTAACAGTTGGCGATAATGGTGACGTGATTAGGTTAGCAGTCGTAGAAGTATCAGTGACTGTGTTTATTACTGAACCAACTTGTGCTTGTGGAGCAACAATATCACCACTCCACACAGCAACAACAGCAAAAGTCCAGTAAATGAATACTAGAAACTTGCGCATGATTAGTTACAGCCGAGTTCAGCTTTTCTTACAGGATCACCAGCAGCAACTTTAGGATCAGCAGCACAGAGGGGATTTGCCACCACAGTTGACTGTCTTGCGACTGGAAACGTTTCAGCATTTGACTGTGAAGTCTCCTGCGCCTCCTTTCCATCTTTACCAGTTTCTCTTAGTGGTTCTTCCTTTGCTTTTTCAGGAGTTTGTTTTACGATATCTTTTTCGCTAACACGACCGCGTTGAATCCAAACTTCTTTTGCGGATTCGCCAATTTTACCCATAACTGGGCATGGTGTACCGGCATCTAACATAGCTTGGAATACACGATCATCTTGACATAGCGTTGCAACAGCTGCAACTTTCATGCCCATGTCATATAGATTCTTTGATAGTTTGATTCTTTCACAATTCATATCTCTAACTGTACCGCCCATAGAGATGCCAAGAATCTGTGTTTGAACTGCACCACTAGCTGCTGTGGCACAAACGTCATTGTTGATTACTGTTACAGCTGGTGCAACAGCAGTTGGAGGTGGAGATATAACTTTAGTAGTTGTATCGGATTTTGAATATGCAGTGCTATTTGAAGTCGAGTCAGTTACGATTGGATCTACTGCCCAAGCGTTTAATGTAAACATAACAAAAAGCACGCTTGTGGCGACCTTTTTGTACATTTTTGAAATTCCGTTGTTGTTGTGTAAAAAGAGGCATTTTTTGCCTCTGGATGTATTTATAAATAAAAGCATGTAAACATTGATTTGGATCAAATAATGCGCGCAGATGTATTAGGTAACGGACCAAGCTTGGCACTTTATGCCCCCGTAGACAATTTTGTTATAGGTTGTAATATACATGATCATCCAGTGGATGTATCTGTTGTATTAGATAAAAGACCATTTTTAAAGTATTGCGGTAATAGATCTCTATTTCAACATAAACCTATCATCACCTCTGTTTATGCAATGCCAACGCTTGAAGAAAAAGAGATAACACATGAATTTGAGATATGGCACAAAGTACCGTATCTTGAAAAGTATATGAGCGCCGGTCATGTAGCAGTTGATTGGGCAATAGAACATGACTATGATGAAATACATCTGTGGGGATTCGATTCGATTTGGGCAGATACACAAGAAACTAGAACAGATCAAATCATTGAACGCAATAGAGCGCAATTTGATCTATACATACATTGGCGTGAAAGATGGCAAAAATACAGAGGATTCAACATCATCGTTCATAATACAAAAGAAGGCACACGATTGGAAGAATTACTATGAATAAGAATCAAGTACAAGAGATTGACTTTGACTTCGGATTTACCGCAGTCGATGAAGAAGAACTAGAGTCAGTACAACAAACCCTCGCGCAAGTCGAAGAGACAAGCAACAAGCTTGTTGCTACTAGCGAAGAAGTAGACGCGCTCAAAGAAAAGATCATGCTACTACGCAAGTCAATTGAACCACTATTGAAAAACTTAGAAGCAAATCCTGAGAAGGCATACATTCACTGGCCAGATCGTACTAGCAAGGTAAAAGCATTCCGAGCTAAGCTAGATAGTATACAAAAGTTATAATTTCACCTGGTGGAATACACCAGGATCTAAGCCCCTCCGTGCAAGCCAATGATTTCATTGGCTTTTTTTCTGCGAAAAATATTTTAGGGGGGCCTATGTACAAACAGCAGGATATAGGGTATAATGGATCCATAAATTGAAAAAAGGAATAAACAAATGATTCGTACAGTGATTGGTTTCTTGTTGGTCTTCGGTGCAGTTGGCGGCATGGATAATGCCACTGATGCACAATTACCTGCACTTCTGTTCATCGCAATGTTAGGTCTTTTGTCTATGTTGTTCGGTGTTCAAAAAATTAGCAATAAACTTTAAGGGGCCCCCCAGTTTACAAGCATGTAAAATTGTGGTATAATATATCATGACTAAGCAAAAAGTAACTCGCAAACGCAATCCTATCGCTAAGGATCTGCGCACACCGAAATATCGTATGCGTATAGTCATGAGCAAGAAGTTGGTTTTTTGCCGACAAACGACTAAACGTGAAACTGAAAAGGAGTTAAATTATGGGTCGTAAAGCACGTGTGTATGATGCAAGCTTCGTTACTAATTTCGAGAAGAAATTCTACGCAGCACATCCTGAAGTTAAGAGTGGTGGCACTTTCCAGTGGAAGGATGCAATCAAAGTTATTCGTGCGATGGGTTTGAATCCACGCAATGGTAACGAGTATCCGTTCTACTTTTTCACTAACCAAGTGTCGAAAGGTGTCTACAAGATGCCTACGAAAGGTGCATTGATCAAAGGTACGCCAGAAGCTGACGCAGCTCTCGCACCTAAGACAAAAGTAAAAGCTGTTAAGGCTAAAGTGTCGACAGTCAAATCGTCTGCACCTAAAGCTAAAGTTGCAAAAGTTACCGCAACCAAAGTGACTGCATCCAAACGTGCAGCTAAGGAAGACTCAGATATCGGTACCGGTGGTTTCGATAATACCGTTGGCTATGATGACGTAGTGTCTCTACGCAACGAGTTCGGTCTTGGTGATTTTCGCAATTCGATGGACTAAGCAGCTCCTTTCCTAAAAGAAGCTTAGACTGACCACCACATTCGGGAGAATCTGGCTGCATAGGTCGCCGGACGGAGTAACCGGCACTTTTTAAGGAACTATATGATTCGACTTTGGCTCGTATTCTTGATCATCTTTGCTGTATTCTATGTTGGAATTCCAACATTCCTACAACTCACTAAACGTGAGAAGTGGTCAGTAGCAAAGTTGGTAATGTATAGTCTTGTGTGTACGCTGTTAGCAGTGGCTACAATGACATTGATCGTGATTTTATTTTAAGGATTTATATGAAGACGTCTATGAAACTTTTGGCAATTGCCATGGCTGTTGCAGCATTGCCTGCATGTACACGTATTGAGACCGGTGAAGTTGGTTTGCGTGTTGGCTTCGACAAACAAGTTAAGACTGATGAACTTTTGCCTGGTTCGTTTAATCAAACGATCATCGGTTCAGTCATGACATTTCCAGTAAAAGAGGTTGCAGTTAAAGTTGAAGACTTGACTCCTCTTGCAGCTGATAACTCAACGATGAAGGACTTTGATGCCATCGTCATCTATAACATCAATCAATCTCAAGTAGCAGAGATCTATAACAGTAAGAATAAATCATTCCATGCTGTTCACAATGGCGACACTTATTTGATGTACAACTACATCTTTAATGCAGCTCGTAATGCTATCTACAAATCTGCACGTAAATATGAAGCTCTAAATATGGCTGACAATCGTGGTCAGATGGAACAAGAAATCAAAGAATATATTACTAAGACACTTGCTGATGAAAAGCTCGATGGTACAATCACCATCTCTCAAGTTCTCGTGCGTAATGTTCTTCCAGCAGACTCAATCGTTGCATCTGCAAATGAATTGGTTAAAGCAAAGAACGAACTGAAGACTGAAGAGATCAAAGTTGCTACCGCTAAAAAACGTAATGAGTCTATGCAAGCAAACCCAACGATGATCCCATTGATGACGGCTGAAGCACAAGCACAGTATCTACGTGAATTGCCTGGTGCTATCGCTAACTTCAAAGGTCAGACACTCATCATTGGTGGATCTGCACAACCAGTCGTTCCAGTTGGTAGCAAATAATCATGGATGATTGCTTACTATTAGTAGTAGGGTTGATAGCTACGGCTATCATCACAAGCCTATTCGTTAAACTCTTCTCACATCTTAAAAGAAAACGAGAAGAGACAGAACGTGCAATCGCTTCAGCGCAAGCTGCTTTAGATCGTGATCGTGCTTTACGTGATCGAATGAAAAAGCCTGCAACTTCACCAGTAACACAAAAGAAAGTTGAAGAGTATCGTAAAGAAGTTGAGAGTAAACCACCAACTCATTTCGCATCTCCAACACAAAGTGTACAACAATCAAGCGATGACGGATTTGTGAATGGTATGTTGACAGGTATGCTAATTGATTCTCTCACGCATAGTCATCATCATAGCGAATCACCAGTAATCGAATCACCTAAAGTTGATACGAGACCATCATGGGGATTAGACGACAGTGATAGTCGTAAATCTATTAGTGATTCAATGGACACATCTTCATCTTGGTCTAGTAGTTCTTCATCATCTGATTCGTGGAGTTCATCGTCTTCAGATTCAGGTCCTTCATCTGATTGGTAAAAATATGTTTGATAAAGAAAATATTAAAAATACATTGCGTAATGGTATTCATCAAGTAGTGTTTACAAAGAAAGACGGCACAGAGCGTACTATGATGTGTACGTTAAGTGAATCAATCATTCCGCAAGAACACAAGCCTAAAGAAGGTAGCACACACAAAGTAAATGATAATGTGCTCGCAGTATTTGACACTGAGAAGCAAGGATGGAGATCATTCACCATCGCTGATGTAAAGAGTGTACAATAATAGCTCGTTGTGGTATAATATTACAATGGAGGAATTATGGCGACAGTAAAAATTAACGGTAAGACATTTAAACCACCAAAGAAACGTATCACAAATCCGTTAATGGCTGATGAGAAGTATACCGGTGAGGAACCTTCTTTCATTGGCGTAGAATTTAAAGATGAGCAAGATCGACGCATTAAAGTAATGCAAGCATTGAACTATTATAACTATTATAATAGCGGAAAAGTTTTTAAGAAGGACTTAATTAAATATGCTAAAGACGAACTTAAATACACTAAAGACAAGCTTCAACTATTGGATCTTGCGCCTGATTGGAGTTCTGAATTACAATCTGGAGCTCTTCTTCGCATGCGTAGCCGTGGCTTTATTCTTGTTGATAGTGAATTAGATCGCATACGCCGAAATCTAGAAAAGATGTTGGAGCATGGTCTCCGCAAGTCGAAAGAACAAGTAGAAGACGATGACAAACCAAAAATGCCAATCGTCTCGATCCAAGATCGTATTAAAAATAAAACGAGTGAAACAGTTTTAGGTGATCTTGAAGATTTGCTCGATGAATGGATTCTCGGTAATTCACCGCAGATCGATGTATATGAGGCAATGAAGGCTGCTATTTTACCTGCCCAAGCAGCTAAGTTTATCACATCGTGGGCGGAAAGACACCTTGTGGAGATCCAAGGTGCTATAAATAAGATAGATCCTCAATTAGTTGAGGGTTATTCACACCTGACGACAAAACGGAAGAAAGAGTTTGCGTCATGGTTCGAGGGCATTATTGCGGACGCTCAGCGATTTGGTACTAACACCAAAACTGTACGTAAAGCCCGTGTTAAAAAACCCGTATCACTTGAGAAACAACTCTCAAAACTCAAATACTTAAAGGAGTCGCCCGAGCATAAATTAGTTTCGATCAATCCGTCTCTGATAATTGGTGCAACAGAGTTATGGACTTACAACGTTAAGTACAAAGCTCTTACACGATTTATCGCTGAGTCAGGTCTTGGGTTTGAAATCAAGGGCACTTCCCTTATTAAGTTCAATACTTCCGAATCCCAAACTCGCACACTGCGTAAGCCTGAAGATACATTGTCAGAGGTGCTGTCGTCTTCAAAAACGAAAGCAGCCAAATTATTTGCTTCATTAACTACGAAGCCAAAGGAACCAAATGGACGGATCAACGAGGATACGATTATTTTAAAGGTAACTAAATGACAGAAATATTAGTCGCGATCACCGCGTGGCTGTCGGCTTTAATCAATCCGATACCATTAAATGACCAAGATGTATATTGTCTAACACGTAATGCATACTACGAAGCGTATGGAGATTCGCAGATGTCACAGATTGCTGTGACGCATGTAGTATTAAATAGGATGAACGCAAACGGCTTTCCAAAAAAAGCATGTGAAGTAGTTTATCAGAAAAACAAAAATCCAGAAACAGAGAAGACAGTTTGTCAATTCTCTTGGACATGTGATAGAAAGTTGATGGGTAATTTACCCGCTAAAGAAGCAAGCAGATGGCACGAATCTCTTGAAGCAGTGCAAGAAGCTTTGAAGATGTACTACTACAGACAAGTAGACGTTACACAAGGATCAACATTCTATCATGCAACGTATGTCAATCCAGGTTGGAGAGGCGTTGAAAAGGTAACCACTATTGGTAGCCACATTTATTATAGGGCAATTGAAAAATGTCAGAACAACCAGACGGAATGTTCACAAAGAAGTCGTTCTCGAATCTAATTCAAGAGCGAGTGACTAAGGATCGAGGAACATACCTCGATGCAGTAATTGATATCTGCAAAGAGCGTATGATCGATCCTGAGGACATTGTGAAGTTATTGAGTAATCCCATTAAAGCAAAGCTTGAAGCTGAAGGGATGAATTTAGGTTATTTGAAAAAGAAGAATGAGCTTACGTTCGACTGATCCATTTGATGCATACAAGATTTATATCGGTTGTAAGCTTCACTTTGAATCAAACACTTATGATTACTTTAAATATAACGGTAAGACGAGTGTAAACGCAAAATCATTTTTCGCTCGTCGAGATAAATTTTTCTTTGCAAAGGTAGTAAAGAAGTATGGACTCGATGAGCTTAAAACTTTCTATGCATGTAATTTTGCACATCATGGCACCAAGTGGATTGGTGATTTGAATGAAGACCGTGCGGATGAGACTTACAAAGCTTTTAAATCTTTGCAAGAATCCTTCACATATCGCTTCAAAACTTGTATAGATAAGATTGTATCGACGAATGACTTTAAGAGTCTATTTGTGGTAGAGGATGGACAACATCCTAAACTCGTCAAGATGTTACTTCAAGACGAGATACCATTAGAGGTTTTTATTGTATTGAATCGATATATTGGATTCATGCCGAAGTTCGACAAACAGATTACGGATCCCATCATGTGGCCCGAACTCTCGAAGAAGATCAAGAAGTATAATCCATTTATAACGGTGAATAACGAAAAAGTCAAAGAAGCACTCAAAGATTGTTTACAATCGAGTGTGGATGTGGTATAATAGTTATTCCATATAGTGTAAAATATTGCTACATAAAGGAAAATAATATGTCATTAGCAAATCTCAAGGCGCAACGCGCATCCTCTATCAATAAACTTGTCGCAGCAGCGGAAAAAGTAGGTGGAGGTCAACAACAACAATCATACGAAGACAATCGATTTTGGAAACCTGAAGTTGACAAAGCTGGTAACGGTTTTGCTGTAATTCGTTTCTTACCTGCACCCGAAGGCGATGATTATCCGTGGACTCGTTATTGGGATCACGGCTTTCAAGGTCCTGGTGGTTGGTATATTGAGAAGTCTCTCACGTCGATTGGTCAAAACGATCCAGTTGGTGAAGTTAACACCAAGTTGTGGAACAGCGGACTAGAATCTGATAAAGATATTGCACGCAAGCAGAAGCGTCGTCTTCACTATGTGTCTAACATCCTTGTTGTATCTGATCCTGCACATCCTGAAAATGAAGGTAAAGTTTTCTTATTCCAATATGGTAAGAAAATTTATGACAAAATGATGGATGTTATGCAACCACAATTCCAAGATGAGCAACCGGTAAATCCGTTTGATCTATGGGAAGGTGCAAACTTCAAGTTGAAGATTCGTAATGTTGAAGGTTATCGTAACTATGACAAATCAGAGTTCGATAAAGTTACTGCTGTTGCAAACGGCGATGAAGATGAACTTGAATCAATCTATGGCAAATGCTATTCATTGAAAGAGTTTACTGATCCTTCTAAATACAAGTCATATGATGAGTTGAAGGCAAAGCTTGAGCGTGTACTCGGTGGATCTGCACCACGTACAACGGCTGAATCAATTACTTTAGATGAGTCATCATCTGCACCATCAGCACGAACAGCTGCACCAAAAATGGTACCAGTATCTGCTGAAGACGAAGATGATTCTACATTAAGTTACTTCAGCAAGTTAGCACAAGAATCATGATCATAGAGGGCTTCGGCCCTCTTTCACAATATGTTTATTTTCAAATCTGAACCTATTACAATTGATGCGTTTACATTGAATAGCGGTGTAGAACGTCATTTTTCACCATCAAAAGCTGTAGATTATATTCCTCAGTGGTGGAAATATTTACCTAAATTTACTACAGTAGAACAACATGACATGCATGTTGAGTATGCTACTATGAAACAATGTGATGGATTTATTGAGCAATATAAAAATTCTTTTATTGTTCCACTATGGGCAGATTTGGTTATCAAAACATATAGTGATGGATCATGGAGATATATGTTTTCTACTGAAGATACTCCATCGCTTCAAGAACACAAAGAATATATGACTCATGGTGTTGAAGAATTGGGCAAATTTATTCAATTAAAATTACCAACACCATGGTTATTCGTTGAAAAGTATGGTGTAAAATTTCAATTGCAAGAGCCTTTTTGGAATAGACTTCATTTAATTAATTCTATCAGAACTGCTCCCGGTGTTTTAAATTTTAAACATCAAAATGCAGTAGTTAATGTATTTTTAGCGTTAAAACAAAACAATGAAATACATTTGTCTAGTGGAGATCCATTACTAATGTTTACTCCGCTTTCAGAAAAAAATGTAAATATAAAAACACATTTAATAGATGAAGGAGAATGGAAACGTATACATGATAAAACAATGTATGTTTCATCGTTTAGTGGATTCTATAAAAAAAATAAATTACGTTGCCCATTTAAGTAATGCCCGGAGTTTATAAAGAAAAGACATGTCCTGAATGCAAAGAAGTTCACCGAAAGCGTGGACCTTTTTGCTCTCAGGCTTGTTCTAACTCGCATAGACAAATCAGTGACAAAACAAAACTCAAGCATTCATATAATGCAAAGGAGTGGAAGAAAACACCAGAAGGTGTAGCGAGTACAAAGAAATTTGCTCGTGATATAGAGAAGCATAAACAAAACGAGATTCGCAGAGAGAATGGCGAATATGTTTTACAAGATGATGATTGGTACGTGGTACCCGATTATGGTGATCGGGAAGATTTAAAAGATAAAGATGATTGGCAAGAGGTAGAATCATGGTAGATTACCCATTTATGATTAATTATGACGAGATCCTTCGTGCAGATGGATTGCTTGAGTGTACACGTGATCTTGCGAGATCTTTGAAGCATAATCCATATATCTCAATGGGAGATTATATGAATGAGATGCCGTCAAAGTTACTAGATAAACTATTACATATCGCTGATAATGAAGACAATGATCACTTCGATGAATTACTTCTACATTCTGAGATGCTTGCACGAGCAGAAGGATTAGAAGCAGCTGAGTCACTAGAAGATTCATTGTTACGATTGAAGATGTATATGTCAATCTTAGCGGTTGAAGGACTATCTCGCAAGGGTTTAGTCAAGGCATATAGAGAAAATTATTCCCTTGGTGAGGATATGATGAGCAAGACTATTGCAAAAAGAATTGATGGAATTGACTACAATGATGATGCACTCTAAAAAAGATATCAAAGATCGCTGCGATGTATTAATTCGTGCATTGGTTGGTAGTGATGAACTCGCTGAGATGTGGTGGGTAACGCAGAACCAAGCATTCGAATATAAAACACCACAAGAATTATTTGATGGCGCTGAAGCAGGTAGAGTGTATGATTACTTAATGCATCATGCATTTGTTGGTGGTGGTTCATGAGCGATGAAGAAGCGCTCGCGTTCTATAATTTGTTAGTGGATTTTTATGGAGATAAGCTAGCAAACTTTGAACACGAGCCACGTAGATTTGCAATGCAAGTGAAGCTGTATCGATATTATAAGGGGTTGCAATGATGTTTTTTATGAAGCCATCAACGATCACAGTTGATGCATTTACTTACCACTCAGGTATCCATCAATTTTTTCCTATCAAAGAGGCACGACATTTCTTTCCTCAGTGGTGGAAAGCATTGCCTAAAGAAGCATTAGCTCGTTCTAAAAATGGGATGTTGGTGCCAATTGGAACGGCAAAGACATGTGCTGGTCTAATCTCACATTACACGAATGGTATTATCATGCCAATGTGGTCAGACTTGCAAATTCAGACAACTCGTGAAGGCGGATTCGTACATGAGTATGCAGCTGGAACGATGATGCCACAAATTACTCCGCATGGGGAACCCGACATCACACGATTATTTGTTGCATTAAAGATAGCCACACCGTGGATGTTAAAAGAAAAGAGCGGAGTTAACTTCTATCTAAATACTCCGTATTACAACACATTAGAAAAAATCAATCGTGTGAGTACCACACCTGGTATCCTAAACTTCAAAGATCAAAACACCGTTAACTTATCTGTACTCCTAGAGAAAGTTGACAACACAATATCATTCCTTGCTGGAGAGCCTGTGATTCACCTCATCCCATTGAGTGATAAACAAATCAAGGTAAAATGTCACCTTGTCGATCGAGCAGAATATGATAACATCTATTTGACGCATTATCGTTCTTCGTTCGTAAACACATATCAAAAACAAAGGAAATGCCCTTTTCATTGATATATAGAATAGGACATACGTCCTGTTACATTCAACACAACACACTAGGAGACACACTATGAATGTTTATATTCTATTGGACCGTTCAGGATCCATGCAAAGCCTCTGGACTGAGGCACTCGGCTCGATTAATGGATACGTTAAGAAGCTAAAAGATAAAGATCAAATTTATCTTGCAGTATTCGACACGCTATCACACGAGACAATTCGCGACTGTAAAGTAAAAGACTGGAAAGACGTAACACGTGAAGAAGCAGAACCACGTGGAGGCACACCATTGTATGACTCATGTGGTCGTATCATGTCATTAGCAGAGGACATCAAAGCTAAGAAGACTATGTTGGTCGTGATGACTGATGGTTACGAGAATGCATCGAAAGAATACACGCAGGCTGCTATCAAAGCAAAGGTAAAAGCGTGGGAAGAAAAAAACTGGGAAGTTGTATTCCTTGGCGCAAACTTCGATTCAGTTGAATCTGTATCTGGTTCTGTTGGTGTTGTATCAAGCAAGACACTCAATTACGGAGCAGGGAATTTTGCTCGTGGTATGGACATGCTTGCAACAGCATCAGCAAGTTATGCTACGATGGGCACAGCGATCAATTTCACTGACGCTGATAAGGCATCACTGCAAACTAAATAACTGTTTACAGCAAAGAAAAACCGTGGTATAATAGAACATATCACGGTTTTTTTACGCGTATGAAATTTGTAATAGCAGGAAATAAAGCACAATACGATCAGTTCATACGAAGGTATGGATTGAATCCTAACGATCACAGATTTGTGCATGATGCCATCAGTGTAAGAGGTTCAGTCGATCCAACTGGATATTTTGTGGGCACATGGAAAGAACGCTATGACATACAAGAAATCTTAGAAACTATGTGGCTTTGTATGCGTACACCAAATCCCACATTCGAAAAGATATTGTCAGAATATCGATCCAAAGAAAGAGAAGTCTACTAAATCGGTTGTAGTATTAAAGTTCTACATGTACAAACCACGCAAACTGCAGTATAATTACTCCATCGAACGAACAAAAGGAGTTTTAAATGGGAATGGAAAAAGTTGTGTTGGCTAAAGTTGAAAAAGTTGCACCAAATGCCATGGCATATTTTTGTAATGGCACACTGTTTGTGCTCGGTGTACCTCGTGAGATGACTAAGATCGAAACAGCATTGCTGAAGATCCTCAACTGTGGTATCATTGTGACACCACAAGGCAACAACGAGTATTCATTTGATTTTGTTTGAGGTTTAAAATGTACGGTTATTTGCAAAGCTCATATGAGCAAGACTTGGAAGTTGTGAAGCAAAAGCTTGCCGAAGAAGGCATTCAACACTACACAACTTATAAGGCCAATCATTGTGTTGGTGTTTCGTATGGACGTATTAGTGCTTACTATGTCGTTCGTAATGGTAAAATCGTAGACATTCAAATTGACTAAAGGGATTGAAATGACTATTCGTGAATTGACTCTTCGTGAAATGATCATCGAACGTATCTTGTTCGCAGTTGATGAAGACGTGTTAAATGACTCATACGAAATAACAGAGGAAGAATTGTATCATTTGAGCGATACTGACCTTTTGGATTTGTATGAAGATGTGACATTTGATAGTGGTTATGGAAGTGGAATGATCGATACAGACGATGGACGATAAAATCAATGAGATCTATGCGATCACTCAAGAAGAGTGCGCAGAAGTCGTACAAGCAATCTCTAAAGTCATGCGCTTTGGATTGGATACCACACATAACGGTCGGTCAAACAGAGATCACCTCGAGGAAGAACTCGGTGATCTACAATGCATGATTAACTTACTCATCGAACGAGGTGTCGTTGACATGGTTGGTGTATTAGACGCATCTAAGCGCAAGCGTAATAAGTTGATGCAATGGAGCACCATTTTTGGAGATCAAGATGGGAAATCTAACTGAATATTATGAGAAGAATCCGCTGCACACGCCAATATATAATATTGGTGATCGTGTACGTGGCATTGTTGATGGAATTCCAATCTCTGGAACTGTTGGCAATGACACACTCGTATCTCTAGAAGAAGGACCATACGTGATCGTTCATTTAGATTTGCCTGTGAGTGGTAAAACTCTAGTGAAGTGCAAGCATTCAGATATTGGTCCAAGCAGTACATTTACCTTTAACTTGGAGAAGAAGAATGATAACAAAAGAAAAGATGCAACATCGGTGCCAAGTGTTACAAGAAAAACACGACGAACTTGATAAACGAATTGCACTTGATATGGAACCAGAATATATCATTCGAGTATTAAAGAAAGAAAAGCTAGAGTTGAGGGATGAGATCCAAACATTGAGACAGAAGATAGAGAATTTATGACAGAGAAACTAGAAGGATGTGGTTGTTATGAATGTGTGAAGAATGATGTTGATGAAAATGGCACATCAGTTTTACTTAAAGGCATAATCACATGTCCTTTATGTGGTAATCGTAGATGTCCTAAAGCAACATCACATGAGAATGCATGCACTGGATCTGATGATCCTTGGCAAGAAGGTTCTCGTTATAACTGGAAAATTCCTAAAGAATTTGAACAGACAGATCCAAATTATATTAAACCAACCATTCAACCATTACCAGATCAAAATGAATAACTGCATTTGTATATCATGTAAAGAAAAGAGATTGTATGAGCAGACATATGATAAAGGATCACGTCGGGAATCCGAGACTAGAAGTTTATACAGAGAAAGGTCGTCTATGCTTGAGAATGATGGACTACGGTCTCTACGTCGTAAACTTCGATCAGAAGATAATCCCACATCTGATTAAAGCATTGAAAAAAGTACAGAAGGATTTAGATAATGAAAGTTGCAATTAATACATGCTACGGTGGATTCGGTCTATCAGAGGAAGCATTCGATGCTTTGCTTGATCGCAAAGGCATCAAGTATGTGAAGGTCAAAGGCAAGTATTTCAATTTGACCGGTCATGATTATTACCACGAAGGCCATGAGGGTGAGGATGATCACTACATCAGTGACTATGAATTTAGACGTAATCGCGCTGATGAAGATTTGATTGCTGTGATCGAGCAGTTCGGTGAAGCAGCAAATAGTCGATTCTCAGATCTTAAGATCGTTGATGTACCTGATGGCGTGGATTGGGAAGTCGATGAATATGATGGAAAAGAGTGGATCGCAGAGGTCCATAGGACATGGAGTTGATATGTACGTAACGAATGCAAAGATTAGTTCGACAATGTTAGGCATCGAGGACCACGGCATCATGACATTCTCATTGATGATGGATATGGGTGGATGCGGTCAAGGGTTCGGTGGTTATGCGCTCGATGGAAAAGCTGGTAAGATTGGTCATAGCAAATCAATTCAAGCCATTCGCAAGATCCTTGAGACTGTCGATGTGCGAGAGTGGGAAGATCTAAAAGGCAAGCTCGTACGCATACGTAAGGACAATGAATTCACTGGCCCGATTAAAGCAATTGGCCACATCATCGAAGACAGATGGTTTGATATCGGAGAATTTTGGAAGGAATAATCATGAGCTATAAGCATGATCTAATACTGCAAGTGCGCGAGTTTCTCGAGCGTCACCTCGATGTATATGAGATTGCTTCGCGAATGAAATTGGATCCAGCACAGGTACAGATGATCATCGACACAATTAATAACTTACTGACATGAACGAACAAAAGATTAAAGAAGCACTCGAATGGGTTGAGTTTGTGATCGAACATCCAGAGGAACATCGATCGCTTCGTAACGCACGTGATCTATTGAAACAAGTAATGGTCGGTGCAGATATCCATGCGGGTGACGGTGGATATCGTATTGGCAACAAGGAAGATCATGATAAATTTGTTGCTGTACGAGAGGAAAGCATGCGTCGTTCAAGAGCTACAGAGTTTGTGATGAAGTATTATGACGTGACTGTGGAAGAAGCAGAGGAATTGTATATGGATGAGATCGAATCACATATACGATTGCAACAACAAGGAGTGTTTGATAATGAGTTATGATTATTGCCCTGATCGATGGATCATCCTCGAGATGGATGACACATCTGCAGATGGACCGATCTGTAAGGTGTTCGGTAATTGGTATGGCAGCTATTTAGGTAGCGAGTCATGGAAATTATCCTCGGGCATCTGTAAGGTGGTAGAGGAAGACGATCACTATGAATTCCACAACGTTAGTGGATCCATCTATAAGTGTTACAAGAATCGCACTGGCACGAGCGGTTATGGCAGTGATGTATTGAATAACTTCTATAAGAAAGCAAAGGAGAGCGATGGTAAGTTCACCATCAAAGAGGTAGCAGTACACACAATAAGGACGATCGTATGAGTAGCACAAAAATTAGGTTGACATATGAAGACATCACGCGCATCATCGCTGTGTTAGACTCAGTGCATTATGATAAGGATGAATTGGTAGAGATTGAAGTAGATGCGTCTTCAGGAATTGGATCAATAGGTACGTTGCACGTGCCGGTTAAATTTAACTGTTTGCCTGGTACATTCTCATATGAACTATGGGGAGAAGAGACGTGGTAGTCTATATCGTTTGTGCTATCGTAGTCGCGGTGTTCATCTATTGGTTCATCGATTTAGTAAACCAGTATAAGGATAGAGACGATGAATAATTTTGAGAGACATGCATTGACAGAGTTTCGTGCCGCGGGTTGGGTCGATGAGCATGGCAAGTTTAATGATGAGATGCAAGAGATGATCTGTAAGCACGTGATGAAGATGATCGAGGTGTTTGCAGAGGAAGGACACAGCGGTAGCACCGCGCCGTATGCGATATCATTGTTTAAGAAGATCGCATCCTTCGAGCCCATCACGCCATTGACTGGTGAGGATTGGGAGTGGCGTGATACCGGACACAACTACCAAAACATGAGAGCATCGCATGTGTTCAAGGACTATGGCAGCGATCGAGCATATGACATCAATGGTAAGGTATTTTGGGAATGGAGCGGCACGAAGGAAGATCCATATAAGTCGCACTACACGTGTCGAGAGTCTCGTGTCTACGTAGATTTTCCCTACACACCAAAGACCGAGTATGTGTATCGTTATAGTGATGCCACCCCATCGGCACCACCACAGACAGAGGAAGGCTTACTATGATATTAGACTTTTTGAAGGCAAAGAAAAAAGTAGAGGACGTGGCTGTGGCAGAGGTGAGCCCACCAGAAAAGAAGGAAAAGCCAGCACACACGTTCTATCGACTTGGTTATACAGACACCAATCGAGTTAGCTTCAATATGGGATACAGTGAGTTCACGATGGATCGGGAAGGTTGCAACCAACTAATCAATGCTGTCACCGTATTCCGTGACATGTTACCGCAAGATAAGGATGAACAAGATGAATGAGTGTTATCGTGAACTCAATTGGTGGGAACACTATCCATTGCATCAGCTGTGGTGTAACGACTTGTGTCCGCTCGTGCCACGCTTCACGTATCGAGCTCGAGATGAATGGAATTCATGGGATGCAAGCTTTCATTGGCTCATCTTTCATGTATGGACTCTGAGTCATGTATCCCTTTCCGTTGACGTGGAGTTATCACCCTCGAGGACAGGCATCGGCTTCATCTTGCCGTACCTTCGTATTTGGATTGGTTTTGCCCACGTATATGGACCGATCAGTAACTTCTTCTATAAGTACCTTACACGTAGGGGGACACATGAATAAAGATCCATATAATGAGTATATAGACACACCGCATGGAAAGTTTAAGTATGATCCAGACTTTGATTGTTACTATCGATATCGTGATACATCAAATCCTAAGATAGATTGGGTAGCTATCACCACACTGGTCTTACTATGTGTAGTGACGTCTGTGTTAGTAGCACTTGGAAAGGTATCATGAACAACGTAATCCACTGGTTCGCAAGACACGCGATCGATCTGGCCATAGCGATATGGTTCATCTCATCATTGTTTGATATATCAGGAATCCTATTCTCGGTCAAGCATACAGACACAGAAACAAAGGTATCCATTGAGACGCCAGTCAAAGAACAGAAACAAAAGGCCACCGACCCATCCACACCACAGGCAGAGGAAGGCCCCAAGGCATCATGGTAAATGATAATGATTATCATAGGAACTTCGTAGGTAGCAACTGAGGCACGCGAAAATGGTACCCGGGAGTAATAGTCTACTAAAACGGTAGAGTATGGGAGCTCTGTAAGCCTATGATGCCATTAGCTTTTTTTTATTTCGCAAGGGCCTATGTACAAACCCACCCACTGTGGTATTATCTACCCATAGATTGAAAAAACACACACACTTAAGGAAATATATGAAAGACGTCTCAGTGATCATCAGCTTCGATAAGGCTCAAGGCAAGTTCAAGTGCTCGATCAATGGTCAGAAGTTCACTACTACCAAACAGCAGTACATCGAGTACATGTACAAGCAGATCACTGGCGAGAAGGCCACTTTCAAGCAGATCGAAGAGATGCAGAAGCCTGCATCCGCTGAGAAGTTTGGCATCAACCAACGCTTTGGTTTCGTGGAGAAGATCGTTGGCATGGTCGCTACGGGCGTTCAGCCTTCCACTGTGATCACCGGTCAAGGCGGTCTAGGTAAGACTTATACCGTAATGAAGACCTTGAAGGCCAATGGTCTCGAGGACTTCAGCGAGGTCGTTCAAAAGTTGCCTGTTGGCGCTACGATCCACATGAACAAAGTATTTGTCACAGTTAAAGGTTACTCCACTCCTAAAGGTCTCTATCGTACCTTGTTCGAGAACCAAAATGCGACGATCGTGTTCGATGATTGTGACTCGATCCTCAAAGACCCTACAGCACTTAACTTGTTGAAAGGCGCTTTGGACAGCTACTCTAAGCGTATCATCTCTTGGAACGCTGAGTCCTTCGGCAAGGACGATGAGTTGCCACGCAGCTTCGAGTTCAAAGGTCGTATCGTGTTCATCAGTAACTTGGATCAAGACAAGATCGACCAAGCCATCCGTTCACGTTCTATGATGATCGATTTGTCCATGACAGACGATCAAAAGATCGATCGTATGGAGCACATCGCTGCCTCTGAAGAGTTCATGCCTGAATATGACTCTCAGATCAAGCAAGACGCTTTGGCTCTTATTCGCGAAGTTAAGGACGAAGCTAAGGAGATCAGTCTCCGTACGCTCATCTCTGTAGCTAAGATCCGTGCAGCTAACCCCAAGGACTACAAAGACTTGGCAACTTATGTTTTGACTAACTAATCTGGAGAGGATTTATGTTTAAGAACTTATTCAACGCAGTGACAGACATGATCGAGGCACGGATGTATATGTGTCTGCTGGGAGTAATCATCTGCATAGTAGGCTTACTCTCCCCGGGCTTAGCTATCCGGTGTGTTAAGGATGGGGTGAACAGATGAGTAGGGCAAAGACTAACCGATTGATCGAGCTGCTGGATGAGGGAGTACTGTCCTATGAGCAGATATGCCTACTGTGCCTACAACATATGTCAGAGGATGACGTATCGGACATGATAGATGATAATGAATTGACCGAATTGGTGGATGGAGGTGAGTATGAACCCGAATGAGAAGAGACCACACTACTATCAGAACGGTGCCCGATGGACACAACCGTATAGTCTCGGTAGCCGTAAGAGACAGATCATAGATCGCATGATGGCTGATATGCAAGAGCAATATGATGAGATGATTGAGGCAGCAGTCGAGGCCTCAGGTTTCAAAGAAGCTGATGAAGTAATCAAACACGTGATGTCTCTGTAAGGGGGTAGCAGTACCCTATAAGGAACCCTTTAATAAGGTTCCATACTTATAGGAGACCATCTATTGGTTACCCTTTCAGTTAAAGCCAACGTCTGTCTCACAAAGATTCTCAGTCGCTTCCCAGGGAAAAATCCCCCCTGGGCCCACAGCGATCCCCAGGGTTTAACTTTACAATAGTACATTGTTTGCTTTACAATAGTCTTAGATAACTTTACAATGTACAGCAGGTTATTTCTATGGTATAATACAGATATACACAGGAGTTTATTATGGAAGTCATTTGGTTCTCAGGTAGGTCTACAGTTGGTATCGTGCGTGTCATTGATCCCTATGATGGTGTGCAGTATTATATTGGCTCGCCTCCGATGAGTGAGCATTCTCCTTGGGCAGAGGAACAGGACATGCAGTGGATCGCAGATTGGGGTGCCCGCTTCCCACGCCTGTTAGGGGATACACTATTTAACGGGGATCCTATAAGAGATGGGGCCGCGGTGCCAGTGCCTGTTAATAAGGAGCACGCAGAAGCCATGGTCAAGGTAGGGATGTTTTACCTGGGGAAATAAAAAAAGGGAGCGCAAGCTCCCTGAATTTTTTGGCCCTCTGCCTGTTATAGTAGGGTCAGCGCGAGGATGATCGCTACACTACAAGCTATAGTTATCCTTAAGTGTCTCTTCTCTTGCCATGTCATTACGGCATCACCGCGCCTCTTGCCATCGCGTCCTCTGGGTCATAGTTCGTAGTACGTGAGGAGATAGGCACAGCAGGAGCTGACATATCCTTACCAAAGTTCTGGTTAGCACGACCAAAGCTAGGACGGAGACCTAACTTCATCTTCTCTACATTCGCGTCGGCCTTAGACATCTGGCCCTCTGCGACTGCCTTATCTAAACGGTCCTGAGCTTGCTGGAGCGTCTCCTGTGCCTGAGCTGGAGCTTGCGCTTCCTTAGCAACTAATGCAGGAGTCGGTGGTGCGGGAGTCTCTGCTGCAGGAGTCGGCGCAGCTGCAGCTGCTGGTGCGGCCGCCGCTGGCTTAGCATTAGTATCATTCAAGCCTAATAAGTCTAATGCCTTCTTAGTTAAATCAAACCCTGCCCACTTGGACACCATGTTAACCGGAGCTAATAATGCAGTGATTAAACCGGCGAGTGCCTGCTTTAAGAAGGTAGTCCAATCGATCTTGCCTTCCCATAGGCCTTTCGCTGCCTCAAACATCTTGACTGGGCCGGAGATCAAGTCCTTAAACATACCGATCAAGCCGTCTACGAGAGAACCTATACCCTTCGCGAAGATGTCAGAGAACGAGAAGCTGTCTAACCATGCTGCTGCATCCTTCATGCCAAAGAAGTCTAATATGAACGATAAGCCATCCTTCAATAGGTCTAATAACCCACCGATCAAGCCGTTGACCAACCCAGTCAGACCACCTTTGATAGCTGCAGTCAACTTGTCAAAGAACGTCCCTTCGGTCTTGTTCCAACCATCTAGTGCACCAGACACAGTATCAAACACAGACATGATGACTTGTAACGGGAGAGCTAACTTACCTAGGATCGCGCCTAAGCCTTTGAAGAAACCCATGAGAGGCTTAAAGAATGACAATAGGTCAGTAAAGTAACTCAATAGTCCGCCTCCTCCTTCACCAAAGATCTTGCCTAAGAACTTCAGTGGCTTGCCCATCATCTCCCATATACCTTTGATGGAAGCCCATAACTGTTCAAAGTCCTTGCCTATCTCGCCTAGGTTAAAGATCTTAGTCAAGTATTTCCCTACGCCGACAAAGAACTCCTCAATGGACTTTAACCACTTCATCTCGGCAAATAAGCCTTTCAACCAAGCCCAAGCCTTAGTGAAACCGCCCGTAACTAGCTCTTGTATGAAAGTAAACCCGTTCTTAATCTTTGTAAAGATAGCAGTAATGATGCCGTCGACCTTAAAAGCTTTGGCCATAGCTGTCCAAAATACCTCTAAGCCCTTGATATAGTTCTTGATAAAGGCTACACCGCCCATCACCAAGCCTGCAACCAATGAAGCTGCTAGTCCAAGCCAGGAGAAGTCACCCTTCTTCTCTTCTTTCTTAGGCTCTTTCTTGTCTTTCATTAGCTTGAACATGTCCTCCATCATCTTAGCACGTTCAGCGTCCGCTTCTTTTTCCTTCAAGCGATTAGCCGTCATCAACTCTACGATCTTGGCGACATTAGACTCCATGTCACCGATCACATTAGTCAATAGTTTGATACCATATGATGATGTCTGTTCATAGTCGACAGATACTTCTAACAGCTTATTTGTGTTCTGTATCTCTGTCGTGAGAGCAGCTATATTGCCACGGACAGAATCTGGCCCTCCCTCTGTTTTAGGGTTATGAGCTCCGGATCCTTTTCCGCCCTTGTTCTTTTTTCCCATACTTAAACCTTATACTTTTGATTAAGCTGTTTAGTTTTTTCGTTTTCTTCTTTGATGTACTCAATTAACATGGCAATGTAGACTTCTCTCTCCCACGGCAACATCTCATTAAGCTCAGTAAGACTATACTTGTGATGCTGCATCATGATAAAGTTAGTCTTGAAGTGGTTCTCAAGACTATCGTGTGAGAGAGCTATCCGAAAAAATTCTGTAAACCTTCTAACACTAATGGATTATGGGTTCCACATTTTTCGCAATCAAATGATACATCTTTTCTAAGCTTAGGGATTCCTTCAAAGAAGTCCTTGATGCTTTCAAACTGCTTAGAGTTTAAAGACTCGACAAATGCATCGATTTCTTTCTTCTCTAAATTCTTTGTTTCATAAATGTTTTCTTTATCAAAGATAGATTCAATGCATGATGTTACTAACGCAAAGATAGTCTTGATATCAGTCTTATCTCCACTAGCCATGATCTTCATGACTTCATCAGTTGTTGGGTATTTCAACATAACACCAACACTATCAGTGATCATTACTTTGTTAGTTCTAGATTCATCTCCCATGTCAATGGTAACTTCCTCTAGATTAACACTTAGTTGGTTTACTGTGCCACAACTAGAGCACTTATAACCAACTTTAGACGTTTCACCAACTGATTTAGAACGAAGCTTTAAGAAAAGTAGTTCTAATTCTGCAGTCGGAAGCGTCTTCGCTTTAACTTTATTAAATGTACAAGCTTCAATGATATCTTGTACTGTTTTCATGATTGTTGCAGGGTCTTGCGACTCCATAGCCAACATCAACTGTTTTTCTTCTTTAACAAGATACGGTCTATACTCGATCCTCTTCTTGCTAATTGGTAACTCTACTTCATACTTCGCCGTATTAAGGACGATAGGTAATCCAGACATAATAAACTCCTAATAATTAAAGACCAAGGGTTTGGCCAACCGATCCAAGTAACACTTTGCCTTTGGAAAGGATAGACTCGACAAAACCCTCTTGATACCAATCCTCATATGCAAATGTGATTTGCATCTTTTGGGTTTGATTTTCACCCATATTACTCACTTCATAGCTAGCTATTGTGGTTGGGAATGCGTTTCTCAACGTGCACGTATAAACAGGAATGTCACGTTGATCTAATTGTTGAATGATAATATCAGTTGCATACTGTGATTTATATTTAATCGTCATATTCTGACGATTAATGATACTGTTAAACCATTTTTCAAAGTATTTTTTCATAAAATGGTCATTTGTAATATGAAATGATATAGTCACATCATCATTAATATAAGTGTATGGCATCTTTACTGATAACATATTAGTTGCTAATTCATTTGTTGCAACTTGTCGACCTGGCATGGTAATAGAATCACACAATATTGATACATCTCGCGGATCGTTTAGACCAAATCCCATTCCTCCAGTATCTGCACCTTGATTAAACAATTTAGCAATAAGATCTTGCGGATCAAAGCTAATAAGTGGGATTGCCATATAAACAGCAAAACGATTTTGCGGAGCTAAACCACCGCGTTTACTAATAGTCGACTTGAATTTATCGATTTCCATTATGCTCTATATCCTGTGATTGCAGCTTTCGAATCTCTCCAAACATCTCGTTTATTAGCTCCAACAAATTTTTCTGTTGGTAAATACATTGAAATTTCCCATTCAGATGATGGAACTAACATCATTCTAGATTCGACTTGTGAAAATAAGTAGTGTTTAAAGCACGGTGCAAAATAACGAAGCTTAGAAACTGAAGTTAATAGACTATAATTAACTTTCATCTTAGTAGTTTCATCCCATTTATCATTATTTGTAGTTTCCATTAATTTATCCATTAACTTTGCACGATAAATTGGACTTAAATAGTGTAAATTCAATCCATAGAATCCACCTTCAGCTGGACCTATTGCAATCATTAGCGGAAATCTATCCCAATACTCAAGAGTTTGCGCACCTTTTGCATCATACAAAAAGTGGTACATAAAACCCGGTCTAAATTTAGTAGCTTTAATAAAATGAGGATCTTTTAGGAACTGCATCGCATTGATGTTTCCCTTTAAACCCTTCAATTTATTCATAAACCACTGTTGGGACTCTTTCGTTCTTTCAGGAGCGTTGAGACCAGTTCTAAGTTTATCAAATAAGCTTTTTTGTTGTGCCATATCTCTATTTATGTAAGTAATCTGATGCCCATCGATTTAATTGTATCTTCTGTCCATATTAAAAACTTCCAATTACGATCTTTAGCATAATTTTCAGCTGCTTTCCACTTACATACGTTCTTAACATATGTCCTAGACTCTTCTAAATACTTTTTTGTCTGACGAGATGGCTTTTTTGGAGGTAAGGTTTGTGATTTTGGCTTGATTTCGATTAAAAATGTGCCTTCTACTGTTGTAAACTTTAAATCCACGAAATATCGATGATATTTTTTATCCAGAGGAAGCCAATAAGGCACCACTGTCTCTTCAGAGCTCCATTTTAACACCTGATCATTAGAATCACACCATCTAAAGACTTGCATCTCCCAATGTGATCTATAGACGACATTCTTAAAATCGCCTTCATATTTCGCTGGGTTCTTCACCCGATAAAAACCTTTGTATGTTGACATATAAATAGTAAATAAATTCCTTCAACCTAATAAGGTTATCTATGGCTCTATTCGACAATCTATTTAGCGATATTAAAAATACGCTCACAACCATCCTTGGTGCTGATATTTTCACAAATCCATATGGTTCACAAGTGAGTTATCGTTACCCATCCGGTGATACAACAAAATACGAGAATGTGATTAAATTTACAGCTCTTGCCCGTGTAAAAAAGGGTGGAGTTTTAGATTTTCGTGTTCCTCAACTTGCAGAAACACCGTTAGGTAGCGTTACATTATACATGCCTGCTGGCGTTTCAGTAAATGATAATTTGTCATATGACAATGCTGATACTGGAATGGGTGGCATGATGGTAAATGCGGCAGGTTCTTCAGCAAATACTGGCGAATTTATTGACAAAATCAAAGAAAATGCTAAACCAATTGCACATCGTGTAGCGGCAGCAAAATTAGCAGATTTTTCTCAAGAAAAGGGTATGATTGGTGGTGCTGCGTCACAGATGTTAATTAATAGTGGTGAAGTTGTTAATCCACATACACAAATGTTGTTTCGTGCACCATCTTTAAGACAGTTTTCATTTAATTTTAAAATGATTCCTCGTTCTAGAGCAGAAGCGAGAGATATAATTAAGATTGTTCAATTTTTCCGTATTGCAGCATATCCAGAACTTGGAGCTGGTAATAGCGAAAAAGAAGTAAAAGGTCAGCAATCTATTGAAATGTCAACGTTTAAGTTTCCTGATATTTTCGAAATCACATATTTGACAAATGGTAAAAAGAATAAAAACATGACTCAAATTATGCACTCATATTTGACTTCAGTTACTGTTACTTATAATGCTAGTAGCCCTACATTCCATGCCGATGGTATGCCATCAGAAGTTGATTTAACACTTCAATTCCAAGAGTCTAAAGCTCTTAACCGTAAACATATCATGGAAGGATATTAATATGTCGGTATACTTTCAAAATTTTCCTATTTTAGACTATGATATGTATGACGATGGTCATACGATGAAGCTAACTGATATTTTTAGAACTGTTAGAATAAAATCAAGCATAAAAGAAGATATTTTATTATATCATAAGTACACAATTAAAGATGGACAGCGTCCTGATCAATTATCATTAAAACTTTATGGTTCTCCAG